AGGGGATTTCGGTGCAACGCCGATAAACAATAAGTCCCTATCCCAGACAGCACTCCACGAGGTGCTTCATGTTTTCCTCCATGAGTTGATCGCCATCGCACAAGACCGTGGCGCTACCCCAGAGCAGTTGGACGCTGCTGAACACGGGGTTATCAACGTTCTTGAGTCGGTCTTGTTCAGGGAACATGATGGGGCATCCTAGTAAAAAGCGCGATGAGCAGTTCATTGCGGCATGGCACTCCTCTGGAGGCTCGCCTATTCGCTTGAGTGAGCAACTGGGTCTTAGCCTGAGAGCAATTTATTTACGCAGAGACTCAATCGAAAAGCGGCATGGCATTGCTCTAGTGGCAAGCAGCCCAAAGGCTATAAAGCACGATCCAATGACCCTGCGAGCGATCATGTCCTCTAGGCGGGATGTCAACCGTCTGGAAATCCAAGACGGGGTGGTTTTGGTTGGATCGGATGCCCATTACTCTCCAGGAGTGGTTCCCATCGCCCATAAAGCCCTGTGCAACCTCATCACCGAAATGGGGAGAGAGGTCAAGGCTGTCGTTCTCAACGGAGACATTCTGGACGGGGGTAGCATCAGCCGCCATCCTCGGATTAGGTGGAAACAAGTCCCAACCGTTAAACAGGAGCTTGATGCCGTTATAGAGCGAACTGGCGACATCGAACGGGCGATCATTCCCGGCACACATCTGTTCAGAACCTACGGGAACCATTGCGCCAGGTTTGAATCGAGGCTGTCTTCTATGGCCCCTCAGTATGAGGGTGTTGCGGGGTTTACCCTAAGAGACCACTTGCCTCAATGGATGGATTCTGATCGTATTGATGTCAACGACGATATGGTCATCATCCATGACTGGCACGCCGGGATTCACTCGGGATGGAACGATGTATTAAAGGGCGGCTGTCATACAGTCACCGGACACACCCATGAGCTAGGCTGCAAAGCACATAAAGGCTTTAAGGGAACCCATTACGGCATCAAGACCGGGATGCTAGCCGATGACGATCAGCAAGAATTCGATTACAGACTCGGCAAGCCTGGGCTAAACTGGCAATCAGGATTCGCGGTGTTGACCTGGAAGGGGGGAACTTTGCTCCATCCAGAGTTCTGTGCAGTCCGGGATGATGGGAAGGCGTACTTCAGGGGGCGGCTTTTTGCCGATTGAGCATGACCGAAAAGCTGAAACTTGAGTTCGCTCCTGGGTGCTTTGACGACTTCGACGGAACCCAGGAAGAGCTGCAAGAACTGATCGCCCAGCTCCACAAGATGCTGGATGACGGAACGCTATTCGAGCATTCTCAGCCTGTCTCTGAGGAAGAATCCCAAGCAATCCAGCGCAAGATAGCCGATAGATCATCTCGGCAATGAGTGGCTGGCTCATAGCCCTGACAGGCTGTATCTACGCCTGGATCGCTCTAGAGCAGGGACTGAAAGGAAATTGGCCCATGTGCGTGGTTTACACAGGCTATTCCTTCAGCAATGTTGGGCTGTACCTTCTGGCTGAGAGTTAGCCTCGAACAGCCTTCCCTCTTGTCCGCACGGCCCCCTGGTGCGGTTGTCTATACAAGAACCGATCCCCTTACTGGCTTTGTAAGGGTTCTTGACGCAAGACATTGAGATGCTGGTGTACTGGCTGTGCTTGCGCGGCTCTTCTCTCAAATGCTTGCATTGCTTGCAGAGTTCGCGGTCTTTGTCCCAGGTGTACTTCGGGAGCGTAAACATTTCAGGGGTACGGCTAGGTTAAAGACACTCGAGGTCTTGAGGATTGATCTTTTACGGGCCTCGTACTCACGCTTTCTGGCGTTTGGGTCGGGCTTAGGCTTTCTAGCGTTCGGGCCTGCCCCGAGTTCGTAGAGTGCGCGAGGATACCTTCTTTGGTTCTTGTGGTCTGTGACCCAGCTCTTAATGTGGACAAGCTGTGGGCGCTTTCTGTTCTCTCTGATGAGCCTGAGCATCATTGAAGAGGCGTGATGAGCGCAGATGCCTAGTGCTTCTGAGATTTCTGCGCTGGTCATTGGCCCATCTTTGAGAAGTTCTAATACCTTTTCGTTCTTCATTTCTTTAGAAAACGGCCACACCTGGTGCAGCGGATACGGTTATTGGTCATTGTTCTGCGGTGGAGTCCAAAGAAGCAGAGGATTTTCATTTCTTCACCTTTGAAAGACGCTCTTCGTATTTTGCAAGCGCCCAGTTGTCCCCGAGAAGACGAAGCGACTTGACCCACTTTCTTTGGTAGGCCCGATTCACCTCTCTTGGTAGTTCTGGATTGCTCCAATGCTTTCTTACCATCGAAAGCAGTTTGATATTGAGCTTTGTTTTCATTTGGCCTCCGCAATAACACACAAGATGCAAAAGATCACCCAATCGATGAAGCTCATGTTCTGTTCCTTATCTTTGCCGCCGCCTGGAGCAGAGACTCTTTATCACCAGGATGAGTCTCCACCACTTTTGCACAAGCCCTGCGCTCCCACTCTGCTGCCGCATTCACCACGGCCATGATGAACTCATCAGCGGTGAGATTGGGAGGGATTGCGTTGAGAAGGTCTCTGACCTCATCGCGGGTCATGCTTCACCTCCAATCCCGTGTGCGCGTTCAATGGCTCGGGCGAAACTGAAGTCGTCATGCCGATGGGCAGACGCAGCACATTCACCAACGATTAGCGCGATCTCCTCATCCGTCAGCGGCTTGCGCTCAGGCTCCGCAAGCGCGGTGCGGAGGGCGGTGATGGCATCTCGCACATTCCCGTCAATGGCATTAGGAGGGTGCTCACCTGTGGTGCTTGCGTAGCAGATCAGGCTGTCCGTGTATGGATAGACGGACTCCAACGCCTCAAGCGCCTGCTGCGCTGCTGTTCGTAGGCTCATTCCTGCACCTTCCGATCTGCCTCGTCCTCAAGGCGATGTAGCGTCTTGGCGCTCAGAGCTTCCACAGGAAACTCCAAACCATTAATGGTCAGGCTAATGATCTTGGCGCGGCATTCTCCGACCTGAGCCTCGACCTCGACGGTGCAGTCACCGATGTAGGTCTCAAACTCCATTTTTGACTCCAATCACTCGGCGGTTGCGGCCAGATGCACCAGGCCTCCTAATTCCTGTATCTACAAGCACTCCTAAGCGCATCAGAGGGGCGATCCTAGGTGTGATGCTCTGGAGGTCTATCCCCGTGGCCTGAGCGATCTCCTCCGTGGTCATTGGGCCATTCGCGTTGATGACCTCAAAGACCCTGCTCTCCAGGGTGGTGGTGTTGAGCTTAGCTGCCTCGTGGGAGGTGTCGGGATCGGTGTTTCGTGCTAGTCCACTCATTTCGGCTTCCTTTCGCTTAACGGACAGGCATATGATAAGCCACCTTATGAAGAGGTGGCCTAGTGATTACCCTCAGAAGGGTGTGTCGAAATCGTTTTGCTCTCGGTTACGGCGAGGCTTGTCGGACTTGTCTTCCTCTCGGGGAGGGTTCATGTAGGCCCAGCCATTCCAACCGCCTTCGACATTGGGTGTGCAGTCCATCTTGAGCATGGGGCCGTTCTTGGTGTCGATGACCGATCCGATCTTCAGATAGCGGCTTTTCTCCTGGCCTTCTTTGTTGGTGTACTTGCCAACAACCACGGAAATCTCATACATGACTTTACTCATACTGTGCTTTCAATTGAGTTACTGTTGAATCGACTTCTGCCAGGAACTTGACGATCTCGGCTTCCATCTCTGCTATGAAACGATCGTCCCTCTCTACTCGAGCAACGAACATTTGCATACTCTCTGGCATCCTCGGGTCATAGACCACGAAGTCACACCACTTCTTGTCAGCGCACTTCATCTGAAGCTGCATCTGTTTGAAATACTTATCCGGGATTTTTCTTGTCAGGAGCTGGTCGATCATGGTGGCCGTTTCAGGGCACTTGATCTCCACCAATCCCTCTCCCACAACTCCGTCCGGTGAGGCTCCGCACATCTCAATGGTCGGGTGAGGCATGAACCCCACCTCGGTCACCAGGACGCCTTTCAGAGCCTCGTATGCGGCCCTGGCCTCTGCCTCTGTTTGGACTCCCCATTCCATCGCGGCGTTGGAGTAAGTCTTTGCAGGTTGGCCTGTGAGCCTCTCAACTACGAGCTGGGCTTTGTAGTTATCCCGGTCTGCTCCATACCCTGTTTTGGTCTTTGCCATGACCTTGTAAACAGAGGATGCGGTGACCTTCCCGGCTCGTTGAGCGAACCATTCGGGAGACCTCTGGTCGGTCATTGTGAGACCTCATCGATCCACTTTGCCCACTCAATAGCGACTTTCTCATCTGTGGTGCGCTCACCGCCAGGAAGAACCCAACCCTCTTTGAAATACTGCATTTTTCCGTTCTGGGTTTCGGTTCCCCACAAGATGCGGCCCTTGCCGATCTGAATGTTGCGGAAGTCAAGGAACACCTTGAAGCCGTCTTCTTGGTTCTCTTTCATCATTTCTCAATCCTTTCCTAATGGACTTACATGATCTTGCGGATACAGCCTATCTATATCCGCTTGGTACTGCTCTAAAGCCTCGTGTGCCGTGTCCCACCACCAGCCTTGTGCCGCGGTGTCTTTGATGCTCAACAGCAGACACTCCAGCTCTAGAGCAAGTCTCTTGGCGTGAGCTGCGATCTGGTGATCTTTGCGGTAGTCATCAAGTGTGCTACGCAGGATGACTGTCCCGACCTCAACACCACCTCTTTTCACTTTGCCGCCCCTTTCAGACTAGCCTGGTGCTTCGTCCAGAACCGAGTCTTAGCCGGAGATGCGGGGATGGCCTTGAAAGCCGCCTGGAGCGCGTCTAAACCCTCCATAGCCGCATCTCTGAGTGCGTCCAGGTGTTGAGCCTCAAACGCTTGATCCTCTGCTCCTGAGCTGCGACTGGCTGCGTTGCCATCGTCATCCTCTGGAGCGATCCCGCAAGCCGCCATCAGGCTATAGCGCCGCGCATAGGTCAGGGCCGATCCGTAACCTTGCGGGTCTTGCTTTGAGGCGGGAACATGGAGTTTGCCGCTAGAAAGCATTTCTCCTGATTCGTGGAGGAACACGGTCTCAACGATCACACCATCAGAGCATTCGGTGTTCTGCTGCATCAGCATGATCCCGTTTGCATTCAGAGCGTCGATGACCGCCTCAACGCAAGCCGCCAGATCAGCATAGCGGCTCTTGAAGTGAGGATTTGATGAGGTCTTGAGAGCAGGGCCAAAAGCCTTCTGTGCTGCGACCAAAGCTGTTGCGATGTTTTTCATAGGAAGAAGAAGAAAAAGAGTGCACCACACAAACCGAGGAAGATGGCAAACAGCACATCCATAGCCGCTTTACGGCGAGCCTCGATAGCCTCATGAGAAGGGCGATAGACGTATCTCATTCTTCCCACTCCTGAGCAGGAGGAAAGGCATCGTCATAAGCCCACAGCTCTCCTTCAGGGCCGCACTTGTTACCGCGAATGCGTGCGGTGGTGCAGAAGAGAGGTTCTTTGTCGCCCGTCACCACATTGATGATCTGAAGATCAGGGTGGCCGCACTTTGAGTTCATCACATTCTGACGATTCTCAATCACGAACTGGCAGCGAATGCAGGGGTTCATACTGGCTCCTAAAAGACCGCGATCTAGCGGCATGGGATGAATCCTAAGCGATCTTATGGGATCACAACATAGGACTTTCCCTAAGTCCCCTTATCCTAATCGGGCTTACACTACAGCGGGGCCAGGAACGGGTTAGCGCCGTGCGCCTGGTGTTTTCGAATTATCAGCAGGAGCAACTCTGCTACATGAGAGCTGGCCCCACCAAGGGAGAGACATGGACAAGAAAGAGCTAATCAAGAAGGCTGGAGGAGTCACCGCACTAGCGAGACTTCTGGGCATCTCCTGTCCTGCGATTTATCAATGGAAGCGGGTTCCGCAGGCTCGGCTGTGGCAACTCAAGACCCTTCACCCCGAGTGGTTTGAGGAGCAAACATGAAGAAACTGGCGATCGCTGCCGCAATGATGCTGCTTGGTGCTAACGCTCATGCGGCCTGCACTTCCCACACATACATCGTCAATGGCAAGACGGTGACCTGTATGACCTGCTGCTACGGAGAGGGTCAGTTCAGGACTTGCACAACCACTTGCAACTGAGGTAGAGTGAGAAAGCGCCGTGAGAAGCGCATAAGGTGGGCCTGGATCAGTGTCCTTGGGTGGACGGCTTCAGGCCCGATAAAGCCCGTAATGGGTTGGCCCGCCTCGGAATTCTCACCCTGAGGCTGTCCCCCCAAGGAACGCTGATGCATTTCTATCAGTTCAACATCAAGGACTACCAGTCCCACACGGGACATCTTGATGAGTTCGAGGACTTGGCATACCGCCGACTTCTCGACTGGTGCTATCTTCACGAGCGCCCACTTCCACTAGATCCAGACGAGATTGCCCGTTTAATCAGGATGCGATCGCATAGCGACTGCATTGCGTCCGTTCTACGGGAGTTCTTCGTCCGTACGGATCATGGATGGATTTCAGATCGTGTCCTGCGCGAGATCAGCTCGGTAAACAACAAGTCTGAGAAGGCTCGAGAGAGTGCCAGGGCTAGATGGGACAAGAGGTTAGATGCGAACGCATTGCCAACGCAGTCCGAAGGCAATGCTCCCATTACCCATGACCCATTACCCATTACCCAAGACACAATACCCAAAGAGAAGAAACGCACATCGACTGTCGTCGAGTGCTTCTCTGGTGTTGATCCTCAAGTCTGGAATGACTGGTTGGCAATCCGTAAGGCCAAGAAACTTCCCTTGACCAAGACCGCGATGGCTCAAGTCGAGGCCGAGGTGAAGAAGGCTGGCATCTCAATGCAGGAAGCTCTGAAGGAGTGCTGTCTGAGAGGTTGGGGTGGCTTCAAGGCGAGCTGGTATGTCCCGGCCCCATCGCTGACTGTCCCAAGCGCACCGATGCGTGATCCTGCTTTGGTCAAGATCGAGGAGGATTCTCTGAGGAAGGTCGCGCCTCCTCCTGAGATTCGCCAGATGCTGAACTCCATCATCAAAAAAGTATGAAGTTCGGCTCTGTTTGTAGCGGGATTGAGGCGGCAAGCGTGGCCTGGAATCAGATCGGTTGGGAGGCCGCATGGTTCAGCGAGATTGAGCCATTTCCATCTGCGCTTTTGAATCACTACTATCCTGACACTCCAAATTTGGGTGACATGACAACTCTTCCTGATCGCATTGAAAGCGGAGAGGTGGAGGCTCCCGATGTTTTTTGTGGCGGCACTCCGTGCCAAGCATTTAGCCTTGCTGGGCAAAGAAAGTCTTTGGCAGATGCCAGAGGCAACCTTTCACTTACCTTCTGTGAGATAGCAGATGCCATTGACTCAGTTCGATCTGTTCGCGGAGAGCGACCCTGTATCGTCTTCTGGGAGAACGTCCCAGGAGTCCTATCAACCGCAGACAATGCCTTCGGATGCTTCCTTGCACAACTATGCGGGGGTGATGAGCCACTTATTGCGCCCGACGGGTGGCCGGATGCGGGTGTCGTTTCTGGCCCCAAGCGCACAGTCGCATGGCGGGTCTTGGATGCCCAATATTTCGGCGTGGCCCAACGACGCCGCCGTGTGTTCGTTGTCGCAAGTGCTAGAAACGACTTCGATCCCGCAGCGGTTCTTCTTGAGTTCGACGGCGTGCGCCGGGATACTGCGCCGAGCAGAGAAGCGGGGGAAACTACTCCCACCCTTACTAAAGAAGGCACTGGAGTCAGTCGCCCAGGACACAATGAAGATGGATGGTATGTCGCTCAGCCAGAAATCGCCATGTGCCTCAATGCCGGAGCAATGCGAAGACAAGATGGAGAGTCTGAGACTTTTATAGCTGAAGTGTCTCCATGTATAGACGCGAGCTTCGGCAGGCTTCAGGGATGTTCTGGTCAAGATGCTAATCATGGGCACTCTCACCTGATTTCATTCCATCCAACTCAAGACCCAATTAGCAATGCAGATATTTGCCACAGCATTGGAGCCAATGAGAACGCGACTGCGGCGGTGATGCAGCCAATCCCAATCGACACCATGAATCACTTGGGAAGAAAAGACTCTCACTCTTTCGGCGACTTTGAGCCTGGTGCCCCTTCTTACACCCTAACCAAAGGGCATAGCCATGCGGCCTATGTTCCTCCTATGCAAGTTCGCCGCCTGACACCCGTAGAGTGCGAGCGGTTGCAGGGTTTCCCTGATGGGTACACCGCAATTCCTTGGCGCGGCAAATCTACGGAGGAGTGCCCAGATGGGCCAAGATACAAAGCTCTTGGAAACAGTTGGGCGGTTCCAGTTGTTACCTGGATTGGAAAACGAATTCAAAAAAATCTAGCATGAACTATTTTGAAGCCGTAAAACTTCTAAACGAGGTTAAAGATGGAGTCAATCACAGCACAGAGTCAATCACCTACGCTCTCTTCCTCACAGGAGACATTTCGGATGGAATGCGAGGCGAAACATTGGGTCAAGACATTCAACGCAATGAAAGCCGATCATGGGCTGATTACTGCCTCGGCATGGTGGGGACAAACAATCAGAGACATTGAAAAGAAGCGAGGCCCAAAAGCTGCCCAAGAACTCCGCGACGCAATGAATAGGTTGAAGAAATGACATTCATAGTTGTCTTTACCGTCGAAGGAATCCCTCAAGGCAAGGGAAGACCAAGGTTCCGAAGGGCTGGAAACTTCGTCCAAACTTACACCGACGCCAAGACAAAGAGCTATGAAGCAACCATCAAAGACGCATCTGCTCGCGCAATGGGGTCATCAAGCCCACTAGAAAGCCCTGTGAGCGTCGATCTCTACATCAGGGTACCTTGCCCTTCATCTTTCTCCAAACGCCGCCAGAACGAGTGCTTTGAAGGAAGGGAGAGGCCGACGAAGAAGCCTGACATCGACAACATAATCAAGGCATATTTAGACGGAATGAATGGAATTGTATATTTGGACGATACACAAGTGGTCAGAGTATCCGCGAAGAAAGTTTACTCAATGGTTGCTGGTGTCGATGTTTGTGTAAGAGAGGAAATACTGTGACATTCAAAATAGACTCTCCAACTTGTATTAGTTTCTCCGGAGGAAGAACATCTGCATATATGTTGTGGAGAGTTCTTCAAGAGAATAATGGATTGCCAGAAGAAGCAAAGGTATGTTTTGCTAATACTGGTAAAGAAGATGAAGCAACTCTGAGATTTGTTGATCGGTGTAGTAAAGAGTGGGGTGTGCCGATCACATGGCTTGAGTACCGAGCAGGCCCGACATTTGAGGTTGTAGATTTTGATACCGCAAGCCGAAATGGTGAGCCTTTTGAGTTGGTGATTAAACAGCGTGGCGGTTATTTGCCGAATCGTGTTGCTAGATATTGCTCAAGCGAGCTAAAGACTCGAACCATGCACCGATACCTCAAAAGCATTGGATGGGAAGAGTGGGACACCTTCATTGGGATTAGGGCAGATGAGCCGCGCCGTGTCGCAAAGTTCCGAGCCAATCCGCGCCCGGAGTTCAGGGGCGAAGAGGTGCATATGCCTCTTGCATCCGTTAATGTGTCTGCGGTGGAGGTTGGTAGGTTCTGGGCAAAAAGCTCATTTGATCTTGAGCTTCCGAACATTGATGGCAAGACGATGCATGGAAACTGTGATCTTTGCTATCTAAAGCCAGCTTCTCAGGTTCTCTCACTCATCACGGAGAAGCCTGAGCGAGCGACATGGTGGATCAAGCAAGAAGCCGCAGCGGAAGCGCACGCTGGTAGCGCAGCCAGATTCCGTGATGACCGCCCAACATACGCGCAGATGGCCCGGTTTGCAGAGCAGCAGACCGATATGTTTGACCAGAAGGAAGAAGGCATCGCCTGCTTCTGTGGAGACTAAGTTGAGTTACAGCATTCTTGAGCTAGACATCATCCGCTGGGCCGAGGCTCGCAAGATCATTCCAAACAGCACAACCGAGAAACAGCTTCTCAAGTGCATGGAAGAACTCGGAGAGTTGGTCTCTGCAACATTAAAAGGAAACCGCGAGGCTCAGATTGACGGGTTCGGCGATGTTCTGGTCACATTGATCCTGGCGGCAGACCTGGCGGGGCTTGATCTGATTACCTGTCTAAACAGGGCATATGAAGAGATAAAAGATCGGAAGGGAACGCTCCATGCAAATGGAATATTTGTCCGAGAGTGAGATATTCATCTCCATAGCGATCATCGCGGTACTCCTCAAGACGATAGAGAGACTCATCAAGTGAACGCCCACGCCGCCATCGACTTCATCATCAGGAACTCAGGAGACTACGCAAAGGCCAAGGCCCAGCGGGTGCTGCTTGAGGAATACAGGAAGAGTAAGAAGGCTTTGCTTATGAAAGAGGCGATGCTTAAATTTGAGGCAGTCAACGCCCAAGAGAGGGAGGCTTACTCTCATCCTGAGTATCAGGAGCTTCTGAAGGGTCTGGCGGCGGCGATAGAGGTTGAGGAGGAACTGAAGTGGAAGCTGGAGGCAGCAAGGATGAGGACTGATGTCTGGCGCACAGAGCAAGCAACCGCTAGGGCAGAAGGACGGGCTACAGAATGATCCCGAAGCACACCTACATCAGAAGCCCCAAACTCCTTAGAGCAGTCGCGGAGCTTTCTTGTCAATGCTGTGGCCACCCGAACTCCCAAGCAGCTCACTCCAACTGGACTGGCGGGAAGGGAAAGGGAGTGAAGGCAGACGACAACCACATAGCCGCCTTATGCCTCAAGTGCCATTGGGAGATCGATCAAGGAAACAAGATGACCAAAGATGAGAGGAAAGAGAAGTGGCTTGCCGCTCATCGAAGAACAGTCCAGGCTCTACAGAGTCAGGGAAAATGGCCTATTGACATTCCGATTCCAGATATAGAATTGTGATGCCCCTTAATCCGCAGTTGCCGGGGTGGGGCCATAGTGCCCCTTTTTTTCTGGAGCGATGATGAAAAAGAAGACTGTGGAAGAGATGCAAAAGTATCTCAATCAGAACAAGCGCAAGTACCATCAAACGAAGCCCATGAAGGCTTACAAGATGGCAGACGAGTTCGGCAAGGGCTATGAAGCCATTGAGATGCAGAAGGCGATGAAGAAGTGAAGTGCCCTATCGCCACCCAGGACACAGAGGTCAACCTCAAGAACCGTAACCACGCCTTCGAGGAGTACGGTTACGGGCCTGCGAATCCCGAAAAACCGGGTAATTTCTGGGACGAACGCGCAGAGGAATGGAACACCACTCCCGAGATCGCTCAGTCGATGAGGTGCGGGAACTGCGCTGCTTTCATTCAAACGCCAGAGATGATGGGTTGCATCACCGGAGGAATCCAGCAGGAAGAATCCGACGATGAGACCTATGCTCCCGAGGTTGTCGAGGCGGCTGATCTGGGTTACTGTGAGCTGTTTGAGTTCAAGTGTGCGGCAGACCGAACCTGTAGCGCATGGCTCGCGGGTGGCCCGATCACCAAGATGACTCAGAAGCGCAAGCAGATGCTTCAAATGGCCAAATACAACGCACGAAAGGGCGAGTATGAAGACGAAAGCGGAGAAGAAGATTTCGAAGGTGATGACTGAGTACGGCAAGGGCAAGCTCAAGAGCAGCTCTGGCAGCAAGGTCACCAATCCCAAGCAGGCGATCGCGATAGCTCTTTCCGAAGCCAAAAGGAAAAAGAAATGAAGGGTCTCTACGCCAACATCCACGCCAAGCGTGAGCGCATCGAGCGCCAGAAGGCCGCAGGAAAGACTCCTGAGCGCATGAGAAAGCCTGGAACCAAGGGAGCGCCGACTGCTGCTGCTTTCAAGGCTGCTGCCAAGACGGCAAAGAAATGAGCGCCGCCTGGTCTCGCAAAGAGGGGAAGAACCCCAAGGGTGGCCTCAATGAAAAGGGCCGAAAGTCCTATGAGCGGGAAAACCCTGGTTCTAACCTAAAGCCCCCAGTAAAGAGTGGGGATAACCCTAGACGCGCATCTTTCTTAGCAAGGATGGGCAATATGCCGGGGCCAGAGTACAAGAACGGCGAACCCACAAGACTCCTCCTGAGCCTAAAGGCATGGGGAGCAAAC